TTTGTAAAATATAAGAATTTTTTATTTCATTATTTTTAATTGATTCTATTTGTTTTTGTAGATTTTTTATATTTTCAATAAGCTCCAACTTATTACATATTTCCTTATCAGACAATGATTTCATTTCTTTTTGATTATAAATTTCTAATTGTTTTTTTTCTTTTTCAAGTAAATCTTTTTTTTCACTAATTGTTTTTTCTAAATCAGTTATTTCACCAAGTTTTTGATTGTGACGATTATCTATCGTTGTTTTAATTTTAGTATTTGATTTTTTTGTGTAAGTCTTCTTTTTTTTGTCCTTAAACAATAAATCAGACATAATGGATAATAAGAATATTAAGTCTTTAAATACCTAATTAATATTATATTCGTTTTTTATACATTATTAGATTATGAATATAATAATATAACACATTCGATGGATAATAAATTTGGAAAAGATATAGTTAAAGAATTAGATTTTGTAACAATTTATAAAATGATGTTTATTTACAATGCTGTTCAAAAAGGTTGGACTGTAAGAAAACAATCAAATGGAAGATTTGAATTTACAAATGATAAAGAAGAAATTATTAAAAATTTTTATTTAGATGATTTTTTAAAAAATTTTGTAGAATCAAATATGGAATTTAGTTCTATACTAGGTATATCATAAATATTTCTATATTTTTTTTGTTATGTTATTAGTGTGCGTATAATATAAATAAATATCTTTTAATATATATATAACTAAATGGGAGGTGGTTTAATGCAATTAGTAGCTTATGGCGCACAAGATATTTATCTCACAGGTAATCCTCAAATTACCTTTTTTAAAGTAGTTTATAGAAGACATACTAACTTTTCAATTGAAAGTATAGAACAAACTTTCAACGGAACAGCAGATTTCGGAAAAAAAGTTAGTTGCACTATATCTAGAAATGGTGACTTAGTTCATCGCATATATTTACAATCTAAATTACCTGATATTTCTTTGAAAGGAAATGCTGGTGCGGGGTCTAATGAAGTTCATCTTGGTAATGATACCACTAATCTTACAGGTGGTATGGTAAGGTGGGTTAATTGGGTTGGAGAAAAGATGATTAATTTTGCTGAAATAGAAATAGGTGGTCAAAGAATTGATAAACATTATGGAGAATGGTTACATATTTGGAATCAATTAACTAATCAACCTGGACATATCGATGCCTACCAAAGAATGGTTGGCAATATACCTAGTCTTACTAAAAATAGACAAGGTATTGTTGAAGATAATATAACTATTAATGGACAAAGATTATATATACCATTACAATTTTGGTTTTGTAGAAATCCAGGACTTGCATTACCTTTAATCGCTCTTCAGTATCATGAAGTTAAAATTAATATAGAATTCGAGGAATTAAAAAACCTATTTATTGCTCAGACAACTTCACTAACTCATCTTCAGGCAACTGGTTCTTTACAAAATACTTCATTATGGGTAGACTATATTTTCCTTGATACGGATGAAAGAAGACGTTTTGCACAATTATCTCATGAATATCTAATTGAACAATTACAGTATCCTGGTGAGGAGACCATTACAACAACATCTAATAAAATAAGACTTAACTTTAACCATCCAGTTAAAGAACTTATTTGGGTTGCACAAAAAGAAGCCTGTGTAGATAACTTACAACATTTTAATTATTCAGACAAATTAGATAGCACTCCAACATTGATTCATAACACGGCGGGAAGTAATATGTTACATGGTATAGTTGAAAATGTAGCAGTAGTTTCTGCTGCACAGTCTGAAGGATCATTAAAATTAATCAATGAAGACCAGGGAGAAAATACTTGTAACCAAGCTAAAATCCAGCTTAACGGACAAGATAGATTCTCTGAAAGACACGGTGATTATTTCAATATAGTTCAGCCATATAATCATCATACAAACTCACCACATGTAGGTATCAATGTATATTCATTTGCTTTAAAACCAGAAGAACATCAACCCAGCGGAACATGTAATTTCTCGAGAATAGATAATGCTAATTTATTTCTTACTGTTACTCAATCCACCCTCAAGCAAGGAACTTTAGATTTTACAAATGGAGTATTTACAGAGACAAACATAGATAGTGGGGCAGTCAAACCAGGTCGTGTAAGAGTATATGCAACAAACTATAATGTATTAAGAATTATGAGTGGTATGGGTGGTCTTGCATATTCAAATTAATAAAATAATTATTTATATTATTACATAAATAATTATACTAAATGCTTACGAAAAGTAAATGATATTCTTTCTCCTTTTATTTTTTTTTGAATAGGGATTCCATGTAAAAATTCTTTTTGAAAATTACCACTCATTTGAATAATTTGATAGTTTTCTGTAGGAATATCTTTTACTATTTTTTTTGTTAATTTATTTCTTATCCGAAATTTTCTTGTTGCTCCATATGATATTGAAATTACACCCTTATTTGATATTTCATGTTCATTATCAGAATGGTCACTTATATAGTCTAAGCCATCTTTATATTTATTTACAAGGATTCCATTAAAATCTGAATTAAATGTATTGTTAATATAATTTAATAAGAGTTTAAGATTTTGAGTAAGTGCTTGAGATTTTTCAATTTTTCCTGAATATTTGTATCCAATTGATGAATCTGAGAAAAATCCTACCGAACGTCTTTGTAAGCATTTTTTTCCATATACTATGATTTCAGGATAGTCATTAAGTAATGGTCTTATATCGTTAACACAATTATCCACTAGGTTGCTCATATATTTAAGAGAACCAATATAAAGAGTAGAAGACTCGGTAGAAATAATTTCTTTCATAGTTAATAGGTTATATATTACAACAATTTTTATCAAAATTATATATTTATTTAAATAGTTCTTTTTATAAATAATTAATGCCTCCAAAAATAGATAATAATCAACCTGAGCGGTCAGAGGATTCAATAAGTAGAGAATTTATAGACCCTAATAATAAAAAAAAATGGAAAGATAATAAGAAGATTATTGTTGAGCAATGGATTGAACCTATGCAATATGTGCTGGTCACTTTACAATATTTAAACGATTGTTTAAAAGAGAAAGAAGGAACAGTAGGATGGTGGCTTATATTAATAACATCATTTACATCCTTTTTAACACTTTTTACACCTAAAGAACTGGGCACAAATACTGAATTTAATGTTCATTATGATTGGTCAAAGGGTGTTCTTTTATCAGTCCTTTCTTTTACTGCAACTCTTCTTGCATCATGGGCAAAAAAGAAAGGATTTGTTAAAAGGATTAAGGAGCTTGATAAACGAATTTATGCCATTGAAACTAAAAGCAGTGTAGTATCTTCTGTTTTAGATTTACCTATTGAAGATAGACCACAATACATTACTTTTTATAAAGATAATATTACTGAAGTTCAAGAATTATTGTGCTATAATCAATTGATTAGTCCCACTGAAATGAATGAAGTTCTATATCAGCTTACAAAAAATTATCCAACCTTAATCAAAGATATTAAACCATGGTATGAAAAAGATGATGATGGCGAACTTATCCCTAATTATGAATATGGATATAATGTAATTAAAAGTTTTGAAAAACGTAAATTAAATGGAATGATTTATAGAATGATTTCATGTTTTTACTGTAAGTCAAGATGTTGTTATGAATTAGATGACGGAAACCCATTTACTAATAAAACAATCATGTCTCAAATTGATAAGAAAAATAAAGACGATGCAAGCACAAGAAGTTCTGTTATAAAAAAACAAAGAAATTCACTAAAAGATCCGATTCCTGCAAGTAATTTATTAAATATACTAGCTGAACATAATGAAGGAAAAGGACTTTCAGATGTAAATAGTAATAGTTTATTTGGAGAGTTTTTAGAAAAAGAATCTGCTAAATACTCTAATGAAATTTTAAATAAAAAGAATGAATTAAATACAGCTTTAAATTCTAAACTTTCACAAGCTATACAACTAAAACAAGGATTAGATTCAAAAGTAAATAGTGGTTTTACAACTATAAATAATACAAAAGAGTCAATTAAATCTAATATACAAGATGTACAGAATAATGTTAATTCTCAATCTAACGAAATGGTTATTGATATAGAAGAAGCATTAAAATCAGAAAGTGAAAATAGTTCTCCTACTAATCAAAATAAAAATAACGATGAATCAAAAGATACAGATAGCACAGGGAGTGATAAGTAATATCATTACATATAAATTTTAATCTTGTTCTTCATATTAATAATGTATTTAGATTTAGCATATAGTTGATAATTTTCTCTCCAATATCCACTAACTGTTCTGACAAATGTTTCTTTAATATATTTATTAGCCAAAAGATGTATAAATAATCTTCTAAAAATATTATTAACATTGTTAATACTATCTTTTTTATCACCAGCGGCGAATTTAGATAGCATCTTATTGTAATTTTCGTGTTTAATAAACATTTTTTCTATATTAGTTTTATTGGGTTTATTAGGGTGAGATATTCTCATAATTGATTCTAAAATAATTTTTGAAAAATCAGTTACATCAACTTCTATGCGAGAAGCACTATCTTTACAATTATCACAAGATGTCTTGCACATATCATTTTTATAATCTCTATATTCACCTAGATAATTTGATATTTGACAATGTCTACAATCTATAATATTTTGACAATAATTTAGCATTGCATCGAGTTTGTTAATTTGATGCTGCTTATATTTTGGATTTGTATTTTCATTAACAGATTTTAATATAAGTTTATCAGCACAAATCTTGTCTTGATAGGAATAATATAATATACAATTGCTTTCTTTTTCATCTCTTCCTGCACGACCTATCTCTTGATAATAATTTTCGATTGAGAAAGGCATGTTAAAATGTATTACATATCTTACATTTGCTTTATCAATTCCCATTCCAAAAGCAATAGTAGCAACAATAATTGGAGTCTCACCACTTTGCCATTTTTGTTGAATACTTGTTCTTAATTTAGAAGGTTGTCCTGCGTGATATGGATCGCAATTAATACCATGTTGTTGTAATTTTTCAGATATATCTTCACATTTTTTCCTAGAAAGGCAATATATAATACCTGTTTTTTGATTAAAGTCACTGTTAATTCTTTTTACAATATCGTTAAATGTATCTTTATTTCTTGGATATACCTCTATCTTTAGATTGGGTCTAAAATATGATTTTGTATAAATTCTCGGATTATCTAGTTTTAATAAATGTATCGAATCAGTTCTCACTCGTGGAGTTGCCGTAGCTGTAAGAGCCATAATTGGAATATTAGGAAAAATTTGTTTTAAATTACAAAGCTTTCTATAGCTATTTCTAAAATCATTACCCCAAAGAGATATGCAATGTGCCTCATCTATAACAAATCTGGTTAATCTACCTACTTCTCTAAGTAAATTTAAGTTTTCTAAAAATTCTTGATTAGAATTAATCGTTTCGGGAGTAGTATAAATTATATTTTTTGTATAATTTTTACTAATCATATTATTTAATAACTCTCTTTTTTTTACTATGCTTATATCACCATAAAATGCATCTACTTGAATATTTTTTTTTATTAAATTAGCTACTTGATCTGAAATAAGCGATTTTAAAGGGGATATAACGATAGTTAGTCCTTTTTGTATAAGTGCGGGTAATTGATAGCATACACTTTTTCCTGAACCTGTGGGAAGAATTACAAGTTGGTCAATGTTTGTTATAGCATCGTTAACTATTTGTTCTTGTTTGTCTCTAAATGATTTGTGTTTAAAATACTTATTAAGACATTCTAACGTAGACATTTTTATATGTAAAAATAAAAGTAAAAACTTTTCAAATTTTAATTTATTATACGCATATTAATTTATATATTAATATTAATGGATACTAAGTTTTGGGGCCCAGATGGATGGAAATTATTACATTCTATTACAGTCAGATATCCTAATAATCCTACTAAAAAAGATAAAAAAACATATTCTCTATTTTTCAAAAGTATAGCAGACGTATTGCCTTGTATTTATTGCCGTATATCATTTAAGAAATATATTAGAGAAGTGCCTATAAATAATTTTTTAGATAATAAAAAAAAATTATCTGAATGGCTGTATTTGGTGCATAATAAAGTAAATGAAAAGTTAAGAAATCAGGGATTAAACAATAAAAAAAATCCAAAATTTGATACTATATACAGAAGATACACTCGATATGTAAGAGATATTAATAAACATAATAAAATTGTTCCTGGATTTGATTTTATGTATTCTATAGCATTTAATTATATTAATACCCGTTCAAAGATGAGTAAAAATAGAATTAATAATTACCTTTTATTTTTTAATAAATTAGGAGAAATCATACCATTTCAAGCATATAAAAAAATTTATAATCATCACATATTCCACAATCCTATAGTTATTAATAAAAAATGTAATCATTCTCTTAAGCTTTGGTTATATAATTTAGAGTTATCCTATAAAAGTTACGTTGATAAAAAATGTTTATGCTTTAAAAAAACTTGTATTAATATAGAACAATACAAAGTTGGTTGTAGTAATAATACATGTAGAAAAACTATATAAGTTGTAATATCTTTGGGTCATATTCCATACCATAAATTTTATGATTTCTCCATATTAATGATAGCTCATTAATTTTATTAAAATCTTCTTTACAATTTTCTTTTTTTTTTGCAATATACCATGCTCTTTTGAGAAATACATCTATAGATTCTGAAGTATCTTTTTTAATAGTATAAAGAATTCCTTTGTATTCTAAATTAAATTCCTGCATATTTTATAAATAATAAAAAATTGTTTAATTATTTATCAAATTTATTTAATTACTAAGTTTGGAAGGGTCTCTTCTTGAATTAAGAGGTCTTATTCTATTCCAGGGATGTATTCTACCATGAATGTTGCTACAAGAGTCATAAGTTCCTATGACTATATGTCCATAACCACGAGAATTAGACCAAGAATGATTATTCTTTAAATCAAACTGCACTCTATTATCTTGTATCACACATCCAGGAATTCCATGTGGTTGATTAAAAGTTGTTGTTGTGTCATCTCTAGATTCTTGCATTGAATCAGGTATGGTTCTGTTGTTTTCTTGAATTATAGGTTTTTTATTTGTATTTTCAGGTGAATTAATAGTAAAAGCTTCTTTTAAAGAACTCATTATACTATAAACATACAAAATTTTTTAATCAAAAACAATAATCTTAGAAATAACAAGCCAATATGTAGTTATACCAAGAACTATTGATGTCATAAGTTTAATATAATTTGCACCTAACAAAACATTTTGTGTAGGATTAGAAATAAACATTAATAGGTTTAATACAACAAGTATAGTCATAAATTTTATAAGGTCGTTATAAAGATGCTTATATTCTTTATCAACATTATATTCTAATTTATAGTTCATTTATATATTTACAGAAAAAAAAAGTTACTAAAATTCGTTAAGAGTTTAAAAATCATTAAGTTTAAATAATTTATAAATTATATAATTAAATTTAATGGACAAAAAAACTCTATTAATAATATTTTCCGTAACATCCATACTAATTATAGGTGGATATATTTATAATGGTTTTAATAAGCTTAATAAAAAAATTGATCTTTTAGAAAAAGAATTAACAACACTTAAATTAGAGAATACATGTCAGCTGCCAAAAAAAATAAACGTTGGTAACCAAAATAAAATGGATGAAGAATTATCCAAAAAAAATTTTAGTAGTTCTATTTCCAATGATACAGATATAATTAAAACAGATAGAGAAAAAGTTATAGTTAGTAATTATCAATATAAAAATACTTCTGAAGTAAATAAAAGTATAGATTCCGATAGTACAACTACATCTGAGAGTTTAACAACAACAAGAAATGAGGTAATAGATTTAGAAAATCAACTTAAAAATGTTCAAGAAATGATTGATAATAATGAAGTTGAGAATGGGACTCTTAATTATGAAGAACTTGACAGAAATACTACAGGAAGAATAGATACTATTTTAAATGACAGTGATGAATATAACAATATGTTAAATGGTAATAAAAATAATTCATCTGAATTTGACGATCTTGAAAATGTTCCTGAAAATAACTCAGAATTAAATGAATTAATTAAACAAGAATCAATGGTAGATAATAATGAAGAATTATTTTCAGTAAATGTTGCAGAAAACATAAGTGAAAGCAATATGCAAAGTTTAGAAGAATTAAAGAGTAACAGTTTGATATCAGAAGATAAAAATATTATAGAAAATGGCAGTGCAAGTTTTAAAGAGGTTAATGACCAAATGTCTGATAAGCAAGATATAGAAATTTCAGTTATTGAAAAAAGATTTAATGTAAAGCAACTTAAAAATATTTGTCAATCTAATAATCTTCCAATGAGTGGAAATAAAAAAACTCTTATTGAAAGAATAATTAATAATAATTTAGGAAATGAGTTAGAGAATTTTAATAAACCAAAATTAACTGAAAATTTAACTAAATGATAATTAAAATAAAAAATATATTATTATAATATATATTATGAGTTGCACTAATAGAACAACAGATAATAAGCACTTCCATTGCCCTCCAAGAATGGATGATGGTAGACATTTTACTGATTACCGTTCCAATTGTCATCTAAACAATCTTGTAAGAGCTAATAATGCTGTTATGAGTTCACACGACTATAGAATGTTTTTGACTGATAATGCAAAAGGTCTTATTGAACTTAATAGAAGTTATACTTGCCAAAAGAATGGCTGTGGACCTAGACAAGTTAAAGACCAACCCTCTACCATGTTACCTGAACAATCTATTCAAATATGCAATAATAGATCATGTAATATTGAATTTGTAAATAAACACGGCTTAGGATTAGGACGTAAGTATAACGATGATGTAGCTAATTGTGCTACATTTAAGGATTACATACCAGTTAATCAACCATATAATTGCACTGCTGATAATGGAAAACCATTTAATTACTATAATCAAGTAGATACTATGGCTCAAGGTGAAGTGAGTGCTACAAATAATGGTAAAGGAATAAGACAACAATCAACTATCCCTGACCCATATAATTTATAAATTAATTAATCTAAATATATTAAAAAAAATAGCTTATTATTATATAATAAGATGTCTAATCGTTTAAACAATAATGCTGATTTACATACTTGTGAGGGTATTGTTCTTGATAGTGGAGATGGCGAATTTATAGTGAGAGGATCTGTAAGATCCAATATATCTAACCCAACTGTAATGTTTTGGGCAGCCAATCCTGCTACTTACTTACAATCTTATTCAGGCTCTGGATTACCCTTTCCTAATCCTGATATCGCATATGAAAATACACCAAATAGAGGAGCTGTTAAAGCAAATGGTAGTAAATTTGAATTTAGAATAAGATTTCCTAATGCTTATTATGTAGGATTAGGTTCTCAATATGTAGAACCATGTGTTCATATTAAGGTATGTGGAGATAAAGAAGAAGGAAAAATTCATACAATTAATTTATCTAGAGGTATACCTTATAGATCAACTACTAACGTTACCGCACCAAGTGTTCAAAATTTAAGAACTTCGCCTATGTTTTATTCTGGTAGAGACAGATTACCTACAAGAACTCAAGAACAAATTTTAAGAGATTCTGCCTATCCTGACCTAAATGTAATGCCTTCTAACTTTTGGGGAAAAAGACCTCCTCATGAATAAATTTGATTTTAAATATTTATAATCAGATTAATTAAAAGATAATGAGATATATTTACGATATGTGTCATGGTTACATATCATTTGATGATAGAGAAACATTATTTCTCGATAATCACTGGGTAAAAAGACTTAAGAGAATTAAACAATTAGGGTTACTTGAGCATGTATTTCCATCAGCTTCTCATTCAAGGTTTGAACATAGTTTAGGAGTTTCTCATATAGCTGAAAATTACATTGATATTTTACTTAAAAATTCACCAGGAGTTAAATCATATAAAAAAGAATACAAATTTTGTATTAAAATGGCTGGTTTATTTCATGATTTGGGACATGGTCCCTTTTCGCATGTGTTCGATAATGTTGTAATCAAGGATCATTCCAATTGTCATGAAATAAGGTCTAGAAGAATTGTTGAATATATATTTAGTGAAGTTGGAACTCGGCAGGGATTTAGTAGTGCCTACATCATTGATTATATATGTGAAATGATTGAACCACTCAGTCGTATGTATCTATCTATACCTTTCTTTGATATAGTGAATAATACAAAAAACAGTATTGATGTTGACAAATTCGATTACCTTCAGCGTGACCCAAGACATATTGGATTAGACTGTGCATTTGACCCGTCTAGAATTATGAATAAATCATTTATTGATGATAAAAATATAACATACAGTCCGAGTGTTGCTAATAATATAACTAATATGTTTTCAACAAGATACAGATTTCATAAGGAAATTTATAATCATAAAACAGTAAAACTTATAGAACTTATGCTAGGAGATGCACTACTTTCTGCAGATAAAACATATAATTTTAAAGAAATTGCTAAGGGTGTAGATTTTGAAACTCTTGATGATAGTATATACTCCACTATTCTTAATAGTGATTGCAAAGATTTGCAAAATGCTAAAAGTATTCTCAGAAGAATTGAAAATAGAAACCTATACAAACAATTGTGGATGGGTAAATTTGAGCACACTACAAGTATTGACGCATTTATTGAAGACAATCATCCCAATATAAGGTCAACTGATATAAGGTATATTGAGATGAAACATGACCATTGTAATGGTATTGATTCGCCCTTAAAAAATGTTGTATTCAAATCAAGTCATGTTGGAGAACACCCGGACAATGATAATAACGTTTTTGAAGATAAAACTGTTTTGATATATAGTATTTCTAATAATACTTAAAAATATTATCTATAGAACATGTATTATATGGTTAGGATTCTTTCTTTTGATGTAGGTATTAAAAATTTAGCATATTGTCTTGTTTTTTTTGATAAAGAAAATAAACATACAATTCAGGAATGGGGTGTTATAGATATAATGGAATCATTTATGGAAAAAGCATTAAAATGTTCTGTAAATAAGAAAGGATGTTTATGTAATTCTGAGGCAGTTCTTTCTGTTCAGACAGATAGTAAATTAATAGGTTTTTGTAAAAAAAAAACTTGTCAGGCTATTGCAAATTCAAGCTATAGTAAAAAAGAGTTAAAAAAGGTTAAACCTACCAATACAAAATCATTAAGCACACTTCAGCTTACAAGTGAAATGATATCTAAACTTAAAAATATACCATGCCTTCTTGAATGTGACATAGTTGTTATAGAAAATCAACCTGTTCTTAAGAATCCTACAATGAAATCAATACAAATGGTTTTATACAGTTATTTTTTAATTTATGGTTATACTTCAGATAAGTCACCCATTAAAAATATCGCATTTTTTAATGCTGGTAGGAAATTAGATATATATGATGGTCCCAAAATCGAAGGTATTAAGGACTCTTCAACATATGCAGGAAGGAAAAAACTATCTATCGCTTATACTGAATATTTTCTCAAAGAAAATAAAGACAAACTAGACTTCTTTAGTAAGAATAAAAAAAAAGATGATTTAGCCGACTCTTATTTACAATGTTTAACTTTTTATAAAAAAAGATGTAATGCGTAATTATATAAGAATAGTTTTCTAAAAAATATTAAATGAGTAATGTTGTTATAAAAAAAAAATCCTCTGAAAATACTTTTCTTGTAAATAATGAAATTGAAGAGGTTCTTAGTGCAGGAAGTGCTGATAATATCAGAATTCAAAAAATATCAGAAAATGTAAATAATGGTATATCATCAAAAATTCAGGATAAAATAGAATTGTCATCTAATAAAGATATTAACATTGGTTTGGAGTTATTAGTTAACAAAGATAAGGTTATTAAAAATGGCTCAGATAATGGTGATGAAACTCCACAACAGTTACAACCGATTGATATAAGTAATACTAATGAGCAAAATGATGATAATTCTAATGTAATTGACCTTGATAAAAAATCTTCAGAAGGTGATACGATTACGTTCAATGATCCTACTTCTGATTTAATTAATCGTTTAAATATTGATGATAGAACATCAAGGCTTAGTCAAGATGCTATTGATGCAATAATTGATAAGAATGATTCTGGAGAAAGGCCTAATTTAGTTGATACAAATGATTTACCACAAGAAAACCTTGAAAACACTCCAGAAATAGACAGAGGTGTGTTTGCACCTGATATATCTAGTCAAAATCAAGAACAATCAAATGAAGAAAATATATATAATAATCAAAATAATTATCACAGAGAACCCAGTGTAGATACTAGAAGAGAATATGATGCTCCTCATAATAATTATAATGATTACTATAGAAATGGTCCAATTAGAAAATCAGCAGAACAGCTTGAAAGAGAAAAAAAAGACAAGGAAGAAGTTTTATGGCAACTTGAGAAATACAGAAGGTTAGGTGTTCAAGGTGTAAGAAAATTTAACATGTCCAGTGAATTAGAAGACATGCAAGCAGAATATAGTAA